CGCGGCGAACTGTACAAGGAGGTGGTGCGTTAGTGTGAACAACGGCCATGACATATAACTACCAAGGGGTTGACCAACGGCCCATTTTACTGGGTCCTGGCCTTTCACCTTGAAAGATCGATCAGCGAGAAGATCCATTAACGTTGGGCCCAATTCGGGCCACATACGCTCTAAGACCACTCCTTGGAGGGTCCTAGGGAATCTATCTGTTGCTGACTTTAAGTCTATGGAACTTACGTGTTTCCCCACTGTCTGCTTCAACACGCGTCGGAATGCCTTATTCTGATCAAAAGTTGAGTCTTGAGGACCGAAGTCCTTTAAGATCAACATTATTGATTCATGAAAGGGTCTCAGTATTTGCTGAGTCCAGAAGTCGACCATGGCGATCGTCCTAGTCTTCCCCCCGTTTTCGGGGATGAAGGCTAGGCGTCCTGTCACGGCTTGACTCTCATCCTTATACGTGTATGAAAGGCAGTGGTTAATACTTAAGCGTAGGGGGTGGTAAAGTTTATTTGCCACGACCCTCCATTTGTCAAGAAGGCCTTCTCTTTGAAGTGCTTTTGCGTCTAAATGGGCAGTAGCGACGGCGGGTCCGTTTGGACCCTTCCTTGCTCCGAACACCCATAGCGGGTTAATTTCAGGTAGATCTTGTGGATAGAGTCTTTGACTCACGAACTCTTTAAATTCCGTAAGGAAGCTAGAAGGTATTTCCTTCTGTGCAGGTTCGGTTATCGTTAGGAGGTCTGGCTTGGGTGTGGACTTCTTCAGGGTATAAATCCTGATGAGCGTCAAACCTATTCTCTTATCCCACTTATCTCCCTTCAACAAGGGGATGAAAGGCTTAATTAGCCTTGGGACTCCGGCCTTGTCGGCCTTAGTCCATGGGATAGGTTCAAATGGTTCACCCAATGCTATCCGCATACCTATGTTGTATAATTTCTTATAGAACTCGATAGCGAATATTCTACCCTTGTGTTTATTCATATGAATAAACTGGGCGTAGAGTCTTTCGTGTTTCTCGATGTAGGATGTATAATCCTTGCGAGCGATCACACCAACGAGATACAATACCAATCTGGTATTTTCTTTACGGGGTATTGTCCCTC